CAGGGCGTCTTGAGCTGCCCAAAATTCACGGTTCTTGCGGTTCTTATTGTATTTGTCAGCAACAGCGCCCTTTTCGATCAGGCCGAGGGCTTTCGCAATTCGATTCAGCAATCCCTTGGATACCTGTTCTTCCTCGACCTCCTCACGCTTACCAACGCCCCACATACTGAATCCAGTGATCTCACCTTTTTGGATAGCTTCCCACGTCTCATCTTCCGTTACCTTAACACCGGCTACCCAGGAACCTTTAATGATGGTTTGGTCACCCATTTCCATGTCGCATGGGGCGATGTAAGATTCGACAACATAGCCTTTATCTGTTTCCAAATCATGCTGCTTGTCAATGTTGTAGGTATGCTGATTTTCCATGAACAAGTGTGCTGCCTTTTCGATCTCCACAGCATCCATCATATCGCCATGGGCATCCTCGATGTCAGGCTGGTATACCACACCGATCACAATTCGCTTCGAATCGTCGACTTTGGCAATCTGCACCTTCTTCTCGATGGCGTTCTTGCCCGCCGCCTTGATAATGGCGAATGGCACTCCGTTGGCTCCCTTATCGACGAGCGATAAGTGCGTAATTTTGGCGTCTTTCATTTTGAATGGCATTCCTCTTCTCACCTCCTCTCAGGTATAAATTCATGACAAACAGGCATGACAGCAAAAGCACCATACCTACGATTCTCATATTCAGTTCACCTCACTTAATCCATTACCAACTGCATCGTGCAGCGGCAGTTTACAATCTCTTCTGCTTCCCCTGCCGGATCCCCCGGATACATCAGCTTACTGGATCCGACCTTGAACGGCTTATCTAAAGCAACAATCTGACCATTCGCTTTACGGTGGGATTTCCGAGTCCGTGAGCCGGCTGCGGAACGCCACTTCTTTCCCTTGGCCACTTCGGATTGCTTCCAGCCTTCCAGCTTGCCACCATTGGCCGCTGCCGTGCTCATGGTCCGGGAGATGCGCTGCGCCCGCTGCATGGAAAACGGTCCTTCTTCACCCTCGGCAGCCTGAGCGCTGATCTCCTGAACCAGTAAGGCCCTATCGGAAGGTGTCTGGCCTTCGTCAATCGCCTTCTCAAAGCTCCGCAGTAGGGTATCAGTGGAAGCCGTATTCATATCCGGTACCAATTTGCGGATCTCTTTCACGAATTCTCTGGCTGCCTTGTTCTTGGTGTTCCAGGCCTTTTCATCATCTAGTTCCAATAATTCCGATTCTCCGGCCAGTTGGAACAGCGGCTCGAAGGCTTCCTGAACCGCCTCTTCGAACAGATCGCCAAAAACATCGGATGTTCGCAAGGCAATAAGCACCTTCCCCAGCTCGCCGATATCCCCCAAGGATTCATCGCTCAGCTCCGCAATGGCTTCCTGCAGCGCCTGACCCTGAAGCTCCAATATCTCCATGATCCGGTCTTCGCCCTGCTTATACAGTTCTTCCAAGACCTTACGCTCCACATAGGTCAGCTCAAGACTATCCAAAAACTCATCATCATCAGCCTTGGCGATCAGTTCCCAGCATGCCTCACACATGTACGCCCACCTCCGCCCCGCCCTTACGCAGCAAACGCTTTGCAATCGTAACAACCCGCTCCTGCAGGTCATCTGTGTCGTTGTCTTTTTCTGGATCAAGCAGTTCTGGCTGGTTGCCGGCAAGTTGAGCAATTGGAGTATCAAGGTATTCCGCACTGTATTTGCTTTCATCGATCGTCGTTCCAAGAACATCCTCAGCAATCGGGATCAGATCACGGACCAACATAATACCTCGATCTGCGATAAAGTCCAGCATTGCTTTACGGTCTGCCGGATCAATAATATTGGGACCTCGCAGCACTGCCCTTACCCGGAAGATACCCATGGCTGGGAACAGCCGCTTGTTGAACAACTCATTCATGATCCATTTTCGATAAGGCTCAAAGACTTGTTCCTCTGCGAATTGAAGCGCAGCCTGTGCTGTCGCCCGGTTATAGTCTGAGCTTTGTCCTACCAGGATTGGCGGCAAACGGAAGGAAGACAGGATATCGGATTTCTTCTCCTTGCCGTATTCGAGGAATAGGGCATCTTGCTGTAGAAGGTCGTTCAGCTTGTCCAGCTTAATAGCCACCTTCTCGACTTTCTCGTCTATCGGTCCACCTGTTTCTTCCCCCTTTGCTTCGAGGTACAGGATGCCGCCCTGAGACTGCGAACCCTTAACGTTCTTCAACAATTCAATCGATTGTTTTGTCAGTTTGCCATTCGCAACTGTTAGGATCATGGAGAGCATGCGGCCATTGCTGAAATAGGAAACGTTCAGTTCCTCGGCTTCCCGAGCCCCTACTACGCCTGGCGCATTACCGAACCAGCGTGGCTCACCATATGCCCCATCGTTACCAATGCGCAGGGGGATGATTTGATTATTGGTGCCCTCGGTACCGAACAACCTGAACCATACCACGGAAGTCCCTCGCTTCATGGCATAGCGTCGCGCATAAATTTCCTGCGAAAACTGTTCGACCTTCTTGGTTGAACTTATGCGCCGTTTCCGCTTGATTGTTGTTAAGTTACTCTCCCTGGTATAACGAACATACTTCGGGTCCATTCGAAAAATCGTTGGGAACTCGCTTCCAGAGGGCCAAGCAACCTCCAAATTCCCCATCCCGGTGCTTTCGAGATCTTCAATCAGCTGACTCACAATCTCGTCCGGCGAGTCCTCCAAATTACAGGTCTCCAGAAACCGTTGGGCCCGGTCCCATTCTTCCTTGGCCGTGCCGTCATCTTCACCCGGCAAATACTCTAATGCGATGCCATGACCAGCGATATTATGTTTATAGGCTTCGATGCATTGCGGAATGATATTGCTGTTTTTGACAAGCTGCCTGCAGCTGGCAGGATCATTGCCCGGTTCAAATGGTAACAGGCCATGCAAATCATAGAGCTTATCAAATACATCGGGCAGCTGAGCGCTGGACGGGATGTGTCGTTCCCCATCTTCCTTGGCGATCGGGATCCAAGCAGCATTGCCTTCACTCATCTATATCCACCCCACTTTTTCCTCATTTTCATTCTGTTCTTCCCATTTCTGTTGTTTCTTCTTGAACCATTCAAACCACTTATCTGCTACCTGCCGCACCTGCAGCGCGATGGAATAGGCCATGACTCGGTCATCGTTACAACCACTATCGGCTTCGGCTTTTCCGTTCTTGTCAATCAGCGTCATACACTCGCCGTATAACGCAGGACAGTAGATTTCAAAGAGCTGGTCTCTGATCGCTTCCTTAAAGTCACTAATCATCACAGGACGGGTAGCTTGGTTGGTGTTCCATCCCATAGTCCCCTTCTTGTGCATAAAGAGCAACGGATAATGGCAGGTATTGAACAATGTATTCAGTACCGATTCCCCGGTATTGTTGTTCTCTACGGCCAACAGTGCAGTATTGTAATACAGGCCGAGCGTGTTCAGTTTCTTACCGTACAAGTCGGTGTCCCACTTCCCATGGAGAGCCGCACACATTTCGCCTGTACGCGTCTCGATCACATAAGCCGCATCGTAGTCGCCGTCTTCCTTCCCCTTGGCTGTATCCGCCGCCAGAACGTACCGTTTGCCTGGTTCCGGTTTTCTGTAAATGACCAGCTCGCCCGAAAGCGTAGGGATGATCTTGTTTTTGACAAAATCGATCTCGTGATAGCTCCCGATCAAGCTGATTGCATCCTTAAGACGTTTGACGAACTTGTTGTCAAAGATACCCTCACCGGATAACAAGAAGGCATCGTCCGGCTCGGACGGATACTCCTGGTCAAACTGCCGCGGATCGCCGCCGCAATCGTTCCGAATGGTGTATCGCCGCCACTGTAGCTGCTCATCGTCCAGCGCATATTTTTCCTTGAGCTCCTGCTCTTCTTCGGTTAGTTCAAAGCCTGGTGGAACTGGCTTGCGATAATCCGGCATTTCGAACCATGCAAAAAAGAGCGGAGCAAAGTCACTCTCGCCCTTCACGGCTGCATCCCACATATGTTTAAACTCTTCCATGCCGTTGGCTGTGGATTCGATGATCCCCAAGCTGCCTGGCTCCTTCGAAAGGGCAGCCAGCAACGACAATAGATGCCGCTTTTTCTTCTTTGCTGGCCAGAAGGCGACCTCCGAAGCATGCAGGTAATGGATGGTGTCTGAACGGGCGAGGACCCGGCTCTCTGCCGTCTGTACAGTGATCTTCGATTTAAGCCCCGGATTCTTACGGCGGTCTGCCGTTCGAATTGCGGGATTTTCAAAAGTCAGCTTCTTGGCGTTGTTCTTCCGGCTCATGGGCTGAATGACTGCCGGCACCTTCTCATAGTAAAGCTGAAACATGTCATACAAGTTGCTGGAAGCGTCCGAAGACTGGGCAACGATAAAGGCGTTCTTCGCCTCCTGTAGTGACGTGAAATAATAAATCAGCGCCTCTGTTACCGTCGAGAACCCCATCTGGCGTGCTTTCAGAATGATGATCCGAACAGGCTTGCCGGCAGCGATATCCTCGAACACCTTTGCGGCATATCGACGCTGGGCATCGTTGAGAACCAACGGGACCATTTCCCCGGACTTGTTCTTGATCTTCAGCATCCGGAAACAGAATTGTTCGAAGTCGGATAGTATCGCCCTCAATTCTTCCAGTTTCTCCGGCCGCTGCTGAAGCTTTCGTTTAATCCGCCGTCGGTGTTCCTTGGCCAGTGATATTACCATCCTAAATCATCTCCATCATCGTCTTCATCGTCGTCATCCCCTTCCCCTTCGCCATAGCCCAGCGCCTTAAACTTATCCAGCTCAAGACGTTCGCGGGCGATAGCTAACTTTTCTTCTTCCTGCTGCATACTAGCAATCAGGTTGATTACCCGAAGCTTCTTATCCCTTGTTTTAACCAGGGCTTCCTCCTGCTTGAGGATCTTGTCCAGTTTCGACGTAATAACGGTTGTAATCTCGGTGACTTTCATTCCTTCAGTAAGGACCGGTACTTGCATTTGTTTCCCATTTTTAGGGCTGGTGTAAGGCACCATGTCCTTCCGTTGTGTGAGTTCCTCCTTTATCTTCCGTTCATGATCGGTCAGCCCTTCTTCCAGGAGCTTCACCCGCTTCATATGTCGCCGTTCTTGGAGCGTAAGCATTCGGAGCTGTTCTTCCAACTGGACAAGTGGAGAAGTATCGATTTGTTCAAGGAGCTCCAACTCTTCTTCCTCAAGCGTATCGAGGAAGATCGTCTCATACATGCCATGCTTCAATGCCTTTTTATTGCGATATGGACCACCTGAACCACCGCGGTTCCCCTTTGCATTCTGATTGCCGTGTGGAGCTCCTCCTCGATTGCCGGCGGCGTTTCTGTTCCCTTTGGGCGCTCCTTTTGGTTTCGGAGCGCTCCCATTCGTTCCAATTGGAGCGCTCCCTTTGAAAGGTGCTTCGGCGCTCCCATTCAATTCGTCTTGCCAACGATCCACAGCCTTCCATTTTCGGACCCTGGATTCTGGAACAGAAAGAGCGGCAGCGATGTCTTTAAGCTTCATCGTCCCGCCGCTCTCCAACCACATCTGTCTTGCCTTATCCCGTTCCGGACTTCTCTCTCTGGCCATGTTACACAATCACCACCCCCAACGAAAAAGGACGATCCTATTAAAGTCCGTCCTTCTGCAATTCAATATCTATTTCAATCAACTTTTTCAGGTCATCTACAGTCTTGATCTCGATTCGACCATCCTGAAAATCCTTGACCCACTTGGCTATGCCGGCCTTAACGATCTTCCGGTATTGTTCCTTGCTCTCGAGGATGCCTTCCATGACTTGAAGCTCATGCTGCATAAGCAAATCAGTGTTCTCAGGTGTTCCCATTGTCGTTCCCCTCGGCTTTCCGTTATGATGGAATGCGAGATAGCGGATGTCAGCTAAATGCCGCGCGCGGCGGGCCGCTATCTCAGCCGGGGGATACCCTGGTCGTAGGGGAGGACGTGTCAGCGTCCTCCTTTTAATTTCTGACCAAAAGAAAAACCGCCAGATTCGGCGGAAAAGTTAAACAAAAGCATGCTATTTAGTCATAAATTTATTAATAAAGTCGCTAATAATTGGCCTATGGCTTTTGGCGAGATTATCAGGAATATCATTTATATCAATGAACTCGAAATCTAATGATTCTGAACGATTAATAATCATTTCCCCTACAAAATGCTCAGTATAGAAGGCATTAACAACAACATAAAACTCATCGCCATTAGGTTGCTTAATATAATTATCTCGACCCGAGTAGACATTAATGAGTTGTAAATTATCAATAGATAAATTGGTCTCCTCTTTAATTTCTCTTTTTGCTGTTTCCTCGACTGATTCGCCTAATTCCATCAATCCGCCAGGTATTGCCCACGAGCCAGCAGGGTATTTCCTTTTTTGAAGTAGAACCTGATTGCAATTGTTCTTAATTAACACGACTGATCCCACAAAAATCAAAGGCCTTGTTCCGACAGCAGCTCTTAGTTCTTCAACATACCCCAATTTATATCTCCTCCTATTGAAACAACCTCCTAATATCTTCTTCAGTTAATCGCATTCCCCTTCCTGTCACTACCATTATCAGAATCAATAATACATTTAGGTTCCGGGATCTAAATGGCCAATCAATACAGGTTTAATACCAGTCGCTTCCTGATACCTTCGTTTAATGACATCACAGAACACCGGATCCAGTTCCAGCGTTCGGCAAACACGGCCGAGCTGGTCACATGTCATCAAGGTGCTACCGGATCCACCGAAGAAATCAACCACCATGTCTCCCTTTTGGCTACTGTTTCCGATCGGGATGGCTAGTAGTTCCAACGGCTTCTGGGTTGGATGGACGTACTTGCCGACATCCCCTCGGGACACTTCCCAGACCGTGGATGGTTCAGGTTCTTCCACGGACAGGCCAGCACGCCATACTGTGGTCTGCCGGCGGTCGCCGTACCAAGCTGGGGCCTTTCCTTTTCTATGAGCGTAGAATACCGGCTCATGCTGCCAACGGTACTGCGACCAACCGAACGAAGCCGCGTTCTTCACCCATACGCATTGACTCCGGATGACTATGCCCGCTGCATTCATGGCATCTTCGAATTGGCGCTGGTAAGACGATGGATGAAAGACGTATACCGCTGCAGTTGGATCCATATGTTCGGAATACCTCTCGAACACGGAATGCAAAAAGCCCACAAATTCCTCTGCAGGCATGTCGTCGTTCATTATTGTCCCCCGGCCATCGGCGGCCAGACGGGAAGAGTCGCTTTCAACAGCCACGTTATATGGCGGGTCTGTAACCACCAGCGCAGCCATTTCACCATCCATCAAGCAGCCTACATCATCCACACTGGTTGAATCACCACACATTAACCTATGAGGGCCAAGCTGCCAAATGTCTCCCCGTTTCGTCTCCGGCTCCTGGATGTCATAAAGCGCCCCTTGAACGTCAAAGTCATCTTCCACAACAGGTTCCTCAATCTCCGTATCTGGTACGATGAACTCAGCCACCAGGTCACTGATTTCTTCCTCATCGAAACCCGATAACGCCAAATCCGCGCCGCTCATTTGCAGATCAGCCAACAGTCTGGCCAACGCTTCGTCATCCCAACGACCGGATACCTTGTTCAACGCAATGTTCAGAAGCCGTTCCTGCTGATCATCCAGGTCAACGACACTGACGGCCAACTCCGTATGTCCTTGCTCATGGACCATAATCTTATACCGCTGATGCCCGCCGACCATGTTGCCAGTGCGCTCGTTCCAAACGATCGGCTCTACATAGCCGAAAGCTTCAATGGACTGCTTTAGCTTCTCATATTCTGGATCCCCTGGCTGCAGATCGAACCTCGGGTTGTAAGCAGCTGCGTTAACCTGGTCTATCGGGATGATTCTGATATTCACTTCATTTCCCTCCTATTTGAGTTGAGTTGGTTTCTAATATGGATGCACGACAAATAGGGGCACACACCAACGCTATGCCCCTTCTCTGCTATTTTCCTGAATCGTTCCTCTATTCGTCCGCAATCAATAACCATCACCTTAAAACGGCCTAGATTTCGTCTTCTGAAAGCAAAAGAAAAAGCACCCTAAGGTGCCCACTATTTCAAACCTAATTTTTTTAAAGCAAATTCCTTTGCCAATTCTCCAGTAACCGTTGCTAACACGGAAAATGGAGTAGCAGAAAGCTGCTTACCCAATGTTTTCTTGACCTTCGACCAATTTTCGTTATCTCTTATGGAATCTAAAAATTCGTGCCCTTGCCAAGTTAATGTTACAGGGTAGTATTTTTCTGGGCCAGCTGTGTTAGTATCCCAATCAAAATCTCGGTCTAGTTGAAAAGTAGAAATAAAACCTGCCTCCTCCAAGATTTTAACATGATAATAGAAATCCACGTCGTCAACTCCGTCAATCCATGAAGATTTATAAGGAACTTTCTCCGGGTGCTTCCCTTCCGGACCAAGGGATTCAGTAAGCAAGAGAACCTCGCGAACTATGTCCATATTTCTCTTCATAATGCCACCTCCTGGTTATGCTTCGCAATTCGACATCGGGAATTATTTCCCTTCAACGATTACCAGACGTATTTATCAGACTCCACGACCTCAGCCAAGGATCTCCACAAGAAAGCCACGAGCGACTCTCCTTCCGAGCTTTGAAATACTGAGCCTCCGTTCCAAAGAAGAATCCAACCATGGCCGAATGTACTAAGGTTGAACGGAAAAGCAAAGGATAACAGCTCCATCAGCATGCCGGTGGTGAAGAGAGGATATGCTTCGTCGAAACTGATCTTTTGATTGTCCCCGTATACGAGAATAATATCTTGAAGCTGCTCATCATAATAATCATTCAAAACCACATGTCTGACATCGGGTTGACCCTTAATGAAAAATTGATCACCAACTTTATAATCAAAAAACGGCTTATCAATGATTTTTTTTAGCGTTTCTTCCCCGATCGATAACGTCTCTTCTGCAGTTAAGATATCTCGTTCCAGTTGCATATAAACACCCCTAATGCGATTTATTCAGCTTTAGGAGGATTTTACCTCTTTCTGGCACTCAGGTCGAGAACAAAACTGCTTCGTTCCGGTCCATTCACCCCAATAACACCCTTTGCACTTCTCCGGTTGTTTTGGTGCGGATCGCGGTCGTTGCAGCTTATTACGTTTTCCGGCCATGTCGTCGTTCCTTCCTATTTCGTGGTGGGCTGCTTGCTGTCACTCTGATTAACCATTGAATCCACTTCATTTATCCGTCACGCTCCTACGAGGAAATAAAAAAAGCCGCTCCAGAAAGGAACGACTGCTATCGATTTATGTACGCATTTCTGCGATTTTATTACGATTTTTGGCATTCACGTTACGCTTTTGAAAGAATGGCGACCGTGCCGGCCGCAGCAAAAACGCTGCGCTCTTTGCTTTAAAAGCATATGTACTTAGTTACTAGAGAGGAAGAACAAGACCATTTTACTGATTTCATAAAACCTCAGTCAACCTTCATAAAGTTTATACACTGGATTTTTTCCATTGTAATCTACTTATCCCTCAATAATACTCACTCATTCTATTTGGTCCATCCCCAAATCCCGCTAGCAATATACACTGAAATAATAAGAGTAGCTGCCAGAATAAAGGGGAATGCCGCTTTGACTGTTCTTTTGATTTCAGGAATAAAAATTGTCAATAAATAAAGCACTATAGAGATTCCCAACAAACTAACTATTCCGATGATAATTGGTCCAGTAGCTTCCCAAAGCTGATTCAAATGTTATTCACCTCCTGAAGCCTAATTTCGACATCAGTAGAAAACTTACCTGCTCAGGTTCTACCAAATCCTTGAAATAGAAAAAGCGAGAAGAGTTACGCCCCGGTCATATGCCGCATTCATGCAGCCGTGCGTGTCATTCTCGCCTTTTTCTATGCTTACATCCTATCATGGGAAAACCGCCATGTGGTGCTCAACTTAGGGTCACGTTAGAGTCAATTTGGTTCAGTTTAAGGTCAAATTCCGCTTAATTTTATGGTCTGCTCAATCGCTCCTCATATTTACAAAGCAGATGAGGGTTATTAAGCTAACGGGCAGGATACTTTGGTGCTGCCTCGAATATACAGTGAAATAGAATTAGTAAAGTAAGGGGTGATAGAAGTGAATTGTTTTATACTAACAGGTGCTTCACATGGAATAGGTGAAGCCATCGGAAAAAAACTGTTATCAGATAATCATCATCTTATATGTGTCTCGAGAAAAAAGAATGAAGCACTTATTTCTTTGGCAAATTCACAAAAGCAAACGGTTTTGGATTATTTCGAATTTGATTTAAACCATGTTGCAGACATTGATAAATTAATGAAAAGTATCTTCGAGAAGATAAATCCTGATGTTGATTCATTGTATCTAATCAATAATGCAGCAATTTTCTTTAATCAACCTATAGAAGACACAGACCCAGGTTTAATAGCCCAGTTGATGAATATTAATTTGGTTTCACCAATGATTTTAACTTCAAGTTTTATAAAGTATTCGAAACATTTAAATGTCGAAAAGAGAATTTTGAATGTTTCGTCGGGATCATCATTCAATTTGGCCTCAGGTGGAAGTTGTTACTCCACATCTAAAGCCGGTTTAGAAACATTCACTAAAAGCATTGGAATCGAAGAGACCGATGTTAAGATCATGGCAGTTAGACCAGGCATGGTCAATACTGAAATGCACGCTACCACAGCAAATAAGAAGAATCTAAAAACACCTGAATATGCTGCAGATAGAATACTTACTTTTCTTATAGACCGTTTTGAACACGGGAAGACGGTAAAAGCTTGGTAAGGGTCTGTTAAACTAACGGGCAGGTTAGTGTGGTCATGGTCAATTGCCTTTAGCAGCTTAATCACCTTGCTTTTGGAGCAAATAATTCATGGATATTTCCTTCTGGGTCAGCAAAGAATGCAGTTCTATGGCTCCAAGGCATATCCGAAGGAGCTTTGATAGGAGTAGCCCCTTTTGCAATGATTTCTGCATAAACTCTATCCAATTCATCTGCCGAATCAACGGGAAATGCCAGTTCAAAACTTTGCCCACTTTTTCGTTCTTTGTAATCTTTGTGTTCAGTGATTTGATACATTATTTCACGAGAACATATCGCAAATCTTACACCTTTATTTTCTAACCCATAGTAGTGATCTGATTCTGAATCGATACGAAAACCAAGTGCGTCTCGATAAAACTCCCCCATTTTTGATACATCGTCTGCCAAAACTGTAATCAGGTCGATTCTTGGCTCCATTTTTCTCAACACCTACTTTCAATTAATTATTAAGCATTTTACCATATTATTGTATTAAGCTAACGGAAAACGTTAGTTCAATAAAATAGCGGTAAACTAAGACTTTATTTCGCATCTTAGTTTGCCGCTTTTTGTTGCACACTTCTTAAAACTCCACATTATCCTGCTCAAAGAATCCCATCAGTTTTAACGTGTTAGCCATACTTTCAGTGCCTTCAGCGATCTTCCGACGAATAGTACTGTCGCTCAGACCATGTCTGAAGAACAGCAATGTCTCCTTATAGGAGTAACCCTGCAAGTACCTGTAATCGACAGCCTTCCTTTCATCATCGTCTTGAATCAAACTGAATGCCCTCCGTAGCTGGTGAGTATAAAACTGATATCTCTGATATACCCAGCGCTGCTTTTCAATCAGAATCGTAGCGTTGGCCGTCTTATCAGCATGTAGATCCTCCTGATCGATCCGGCGGGCAGCTTCGCCATCAATGGCCACTTGTTTTAAATCTTCTTCGAATTTTTCAAAATCCTGCATGAGCATTGTCATCTCTTTATACTTTCCGAGCAGGAATTTTGTGCGCTGGATCTCCGCTTCGTTTGCTTTTGGAAAGAGCTCTCCTTGTCCCCATGCCATCGCCATTCCCCTCAATCCCCTTTATGCTATAATTATTGAGAGGAATATATTACCGATTGACCCCCGCGCCCGGCCAGGTTTTGGGGGTCTTCTTCAACTCCTGATATTTTGATGTTCGCAAGTCACTTTCCCCAAATATCTCTATAACACTTCCGGCAAACCTTTATTTTGTTTCCGTTCATTTGGTTTTTCATCACGCACACTGCTTCATTCCTTTTGCATAGGTCACAGATCGGTTTGGCCTGATTCCCCGCGTTCCTGTTCATCTATTCTATAATTCCTTTGCTACCAGCCCACTCACCTCTTATATGGGCTTGTTTAAACACGTATTCAAGCGCGTCTTCAAACGACATATCAAGTCTTTTAACCATTTCAAAAACTTCTTTCTTGAACTCCTCCAAAGTTTGATCGAACAATCTCTTCATAGTCCTCGCTCCTTGTATGGGGGCCCGCAGCCCTGTATTATCTAACCCAATTGAATCCTCTGTTATGGTCCTCGATCAGGTACGCCTTGCCACGCCGGACAAAGTTGTTCGGCTCCACTCGCAACGTGCCGGCTCCCGTTTGAACAACTCCTCGTTCGGCAAGCTCAGTGCCTGCAGCAACGACCATTTTGATCTGCTCAATGCGGCAGCCGGATTCGATCAGCGGATTCAACGCCTGGTCAATCAACTGAATTGCTTTAAGGGATATGGCCATTTCAGCATCTCCTTTACTTTGCCTCTTCTCGTAATCTGCGACGTTTGAAATCAAAGCCCATACGCTCCAATTTCCCTCGAACACCGAGGGCGCTTTTTCCTAGCGTCGAGCCGATCGTTTCGTAGCTGTACCCTTCTTGAGCCATCTGGAGCAATGTTTGAACCTCATCAGGTGTATATTTGATTATGTTATTCAGGCGGACCGGTCGCATTTTGAGATTAAGATCATGGATCCGTCGTTTTATGGACGATTCCGATCGGTTAAACATGCGGGCTAATTCCGGATAGGTAATTTCGGTTTTCAGGATCTGAGCAAGCCTCTGGTCCTCTGCAGGCGTCCAGTCAACGGATTGCCATGTTTTCTGGGACCTTAATTGATCTGCTTTTCGTTTTACTTTCGCCCATTCAGGCTCAGGCCCAATTGTCCCCGGTTCCATTTTAGCTAGGTTCAGCAGCTCTTTATGTTTCTCAGCCCATTTCCAGAAGTCGGAGTACGCTATAACCAAAACTCTCGCACTTTGAGCAAACAACTTCTTTTTGGCGGGCATCCCATAACGATTAATCCAATTTTTCATCGTAGAGTATTCTCGACCAAGCGCTTTACCAAGTTGGCAGACCGTTATACCATCAAAGTTCATTCTGGCATCAGATAACCCTATACGCTGAGCCTTAAGTTTTACGGCATCTACGCTTCTTCCAAGGCGCATCGATATCCCCTTAATGCTTGTTACTCCCCATTGTTCTTGAAGGTAATCTGCTTCTTCTTTTGTCCAACTAGGGGCCTTTGGCATATCTATACCCCCAATGACTGGAACTCAGCGCCCTCGGTATCATCAATTGTTACCGTAGACATCCCGTCCCATTTCTCACGGATCTCCTTGGCTTTTGATTTGACCGCGGCTGCTTGCTTCGGCTGCAGAACAATCCCCATCGCTTCTTCGTAATGTTGCGCTGCCTTTGCGTAAGCTCTGCTGTGCATGTAATTCATCCAGTTCCAAAATTTATGATTGCTGAAGGTCTTCACCTTCTGAAATACTCGTCTACGGGTCTGCTCATCCACCGTCAATTCCTCCCCGATAGTTTCTTCTGATAAACGTGAGCGAATATATTGCCGTGCTTTCTTCTGACAGCCCTCGCCCCTTTAGATGCGCGTTCTGTAGGCGTGTAAAGCGGTCTTGTTTTCGCTTCCTCTACTGTCCACCCGCAGTCTTTTACTCTCTTCCGAAATGTCTCGTATGAAATGCCGTTGCGAGCGGCTTCCTTGATGTCTTCTGGCTCGAAAATCTTGACTCTATAGTTGTCTAGATTTTTGATTATTTCCTTCGTGCTCATAACTGGTTTCATCGCTGCGTCTTGCTTTGACCAACCACGGTAAACTCTTTTGAAATACAGCCTTTTAGATATCCCGTTCTCTGCAGCAATATCCAACCACTTACGATGGATGATCGTCTTCCGCGGCGAGGTTATGACCGCTCTATCCTTGTCCCATCCGAGTCCACGGATTCGATGATTCACAAGTTCTCTCGAAACTCCATTTTGGGCAGCTAGTTCATATTCAGCCGGCGTAATGTAGTAGTCATAAACCTTCACAGGTTCTCCTCCCCCATTCTAGGAACTGACGTTCTGCAAGAAGCATGTATTTAGGTACCCCGGTCTGCTTCGACCGGGGCTGGAATGTATTTATATTTAAGCGACACCGTTGCTTTTCATTACTTCTTTGACCGCTTCTTTGTACTTAGCGTATTTTCCGTTCAGCTGACCCGATGTCATACCGACACTGTTGGCAAGCTCACGCCAGGTCACTTCCTCCGTACGCTTACGTTTTAGCAACTCAGGGAAATCAAGCGGATGGTCAGGAAACGATGGTCGCTGCGCAAGAATGTACTCTTCCAGTTCTTCCTTGCTTATCTCTTCATCGCTGGATGTCTGGCTTTCCTCAGGATCAGGGCCGTCGTCCGCTGCAGGGGCTTGGTCAGATTCTTCGAAGCTCATCTCCTGCCCACCAGACTGCTCATGCTGTTGTTCCTGCATCCATTCGGGAAGATCCGAGCCTTCTTGGGTTGAACCCTCGCCGATGATCTCCTTTTCATAATCATTCAGCTCGTCGCCATCCTCTGCCGGCGGAGGGTCCCCTGCAGGATCTTCCGCTTGTCCTTCACTGTGTTCAGCGGATCCCTCTGATCCGGATTCCTCGAGGTTCAACTCAGCCTGATTCTCATCCTTCTGCTCATCCGATTGCTCAACAGCTGTCACCACGCCAGAAGCATCTGCAGTTACGCGCCGGCCACCTTGGTAAAGCTTGTAGGCGTCGTCATCTTCATCAAAGTCGAATGACATTTGTGGATCTCCTAGGAATACGTTGAGCTCTTCCCCTTGGTTGTTACTTAAGAAGACCAAATGTGGTAATGCTGCTCTAAGCGGAAAAGTCAGTTTAATCTCAATAGTCGACTCCCCAATTTTGATGCCTTTTGCCAATTCTCCAGTAAGTTTCGCAAAATCTTTCCCCATATCGATCACTTTCCCTTCTTCTTTTTAGCCGGCTTTTTCACCGGTGGATTGATAATGTTATGAATAACTTCCTGCTGCGGCTTGGTAAGCTGTACAGGCTCATGAATTGCTCTTATGACTTGCGCCAGGACAAAGGCGTCCCGGACGTTATCACTTGGGTGTTCAAACCCCCAGCGTTTGAAAATAGGCAGGATTAGCTCCTCTTTCGACCCTTTCCCCACCCCAGTAGCAAATTTTTTGAGTTGGGTGGGTGCTACCTCGATGTATTTCTGCTTTCTCACATACAGTCCGATGCGAATTGCCCAGCCTATTGCATACTGTTGTCCCACAAAAGATCCGGTCGACCCATGAGAGAATCCCTCGATGGCCACTTTGTCGGTTGGCTGGATTAACCGGAGTGTCCGGACAACAACATCGTTGATCCGTGCAGCATCTAACGCACCATCCGCTTGGATCTCGATCCTTTTCAAGACATTACCGTTCGGGTCCAATATAGCGACCCCCGTTTTCGTTGAGTGGTCTACCCCGACATACCGGTTCATTTCCCCACCTTCTTCAATTCTTGGGCGGCGTACTGATAGGCTGCAGCAGCAGCTGTGTTATCGTCAGCTTCGGCCTTCGTTTCCAGGTCGTCAATAACTCTTTTGATTTCGTCTCTTACTTCCACGTTTCTTGGCCCTCCTTTTCCTGTTGGACTTCGACCATCCGCGGAGCACGAAAACTTCTCCAATTTGTCGGCCGTCTTTGTCATAGATGATTTCCCAGGGTGACTCTTGAAAAAACGGATCGATCCGAACCTCACTGCGCAAGCTGTCCGCCTCCGATCTTCATAGCGAGTTCAAACTCTTTGACACCCTCGTCAATCTCAGAAGATTCCATGCCTGAGAACTCGGTAAACAGTTCCTGACGATCGGGGACATTGCCAGTATTCATGAACCGGTGCCTCATGTATTCGAACACACTCCACTTGCTCCAAGGACTCCCCATCATGCACCTCGACGTATGGCGCGTTTCTTTAATCCGCTCTTACTAATCAAAAGCAACTCAGTCGGGGTATCCTGGACGACTAACCAGGAATCCGGAACGAGCTTCCATGCCTTCATTTCTTCTTTCTGCTTACGGGTAGGTTTTGTTGGCCTCGTTTGTTTCCCCAATGTAATTCCTCCCTCACGCCCATTGGCGTTTATCCATATTGACCACCTTGTTCTGTTTTGGTGGCTGCGGACCGGGATCCGAATGCACCCGATCGTAATTGACAAACTTATTGAATTGCTTCAGGAAGACCAGTTCCACAGTCCCCACTGGACCATTCCGTTGTTTAGCGATGATGATCTCGATGATATTTTTCTTTTCGGATTCCTTATCGTAGTAGTCGTCTCGGTAAAGGAATGCAACGATATCGGCATCCTGCTCGATCGACCCAGATTCCCGAAGGTCACTCATCATTGGACGCTTGTCCTGACGTTGCTCCACGCCTCGGCTGAGCTGGGAAAGAGCAATAACGGGCACATCCAGTTCCCTGGCCAAGTGTTTCAGCGTCCTGGATATCTCGGACACTTCTTGTTGACGGTTCTCCTGTCCACGCCCTTTTCCGGCACTGGCGATTAGCTGCAAGTAATCGATCACGATCAACCCAAGCCCTTCCTGTTTCTTCAGCCTGCGGCATTTCGACCGGATATCATGGACCGTGATGCCTGGCGAATCATCAATCAGGATATTAGCCCCACCCAGCACACCAGCAGCCGCGGACATTTTGCCCCAATCATCTTCAGCCATATCACCCATTCGGAGTTTACTTGCTTCCAAATTCCCTTCAGCGCTGACCATTCGAGTCACCAGCTGTGCAGCCGACATTTCTAAACTAAATATCGCCACTGGGTCCCTGCTCAGAAGTGCTACATTCTGCGCAACATTGAGGGCAAAGGCTGTTTTCCCGACTGATGGTCGGGCAGCGACAATGATTAAATCACTTCGTTGTAAACCAGCTGTGATTGAATCCAAAGCTGTGTATCCAGTTTGAAGTCCTGTAACCTCACCGGTCTTAAATGCCTCTGATTTCACTTCTGTCGTCTCGATGACTTCCACCAGCACGTCATTGATTCGTTTGAAATCCTGCTTAGGAGCTGCGCGATCTGCAAGACTCGTAGCGACTTGCTGCGCTGATGTGACCAGGCGCTGTATATCCTCACCCGCGACGGCAGCCTGTATCCCGGCCATACTCGATCGGATATACTCACGCAACATGAACTTGTTTTGTACGGATGTGACGTAGGATTCTATATTCGCTGTCGTTGGCACCGAATGGGCCAGCTTTGACAAGTAGCTTACGCCGCCAATATCCTCAAGCTCTTTCTGATCCTGCAGACACGAAGTCAAAGTCACCAGATCGATCGGCTGCCCTTCCTCGGCCAGCTCCAACATTCGGCTAAAGATGATCTGATGTTCTGCGCGATAAAAGGCATTCGGAACCAGTGCCTCAACGTACTCGTACACATCCGGATTGATCAGGATCGCGCCTAGTACAGAACATTCGGCAGCCAAGTCATGTGGCATCTCAGGCATAAACATGTCAGGCTCGTTTGAGTTTCGCATATATAGCCTCTTTCCAACCTGGTGGAGGCGGGCACGCTTCTTCTCGAGCACGGGCACGCTCAGCGAAATATTCCTCGGTAGCCACCTTCATCCGGTCCCGTTCAATTTGCTCTCCTAAGCTCCCGCGGATCTCCGCAATATTTGGCGGATATTTGCTTGACATGATGTGCTTATCCACGTTCTCCTGAGCAACATCCTTCTGAAAATCCCAGAGATATTTGTGATCGGCTTTTACTCGATCAAGCGATGCGTCAAAAGCCGGATAGTATTTTTTGATGTGCTTATACAGTTCGGCAACCTCAACAACTTCCACGCTCTCTCTCCTCCCTGATAAAACGTTCAAGTTCGTCTATCTCTTGCTGTTGCTTGCTCTTCCGTTTTGATGGTTCTGGATTTACAGCCGGCACCGCAGTCTTTGCCTGAGCCCGTTCGAGATAGGAAAGCAAGTCATCCCAGCAGCCGAATATCACCGTTTTGCAGTAAGAAAACAACCTGATCTTATCTGCTGGCCGCCTTCTGGTAGCCTTCTTTCTGGCGATAGCAAGATCGATGAAAAAGTATACGAGATCCAGCGGCATGGCCTCGTTCGCAACCTCGCGTACATGTTCCCAATCGCTTGGAACAGGATTAAGCACCCCGTTCTTCTGCATGTAATATTTTTCGATTTGGAGAACACGTTGTTCGATTGTCGGTTTATCAAGGTCTATTTGGCCTGTGGAGACGGCACCCACAGCGGACGTCAGCACCCCGGACCTTGAGCTCAACTCTTTTTGATCGTCTTCGCTTAATCCATTAATCCATCTATCTATCAAGTTCTTTATAATATCTTTTAGATCAGACATTTCTGTCCGATCACTCCCTGAAATTTGCTCGTGATCGGACATATTTGTCTGTTCACCACCCTCATGATCAGACAATTTTGTCTTATCACTTTCCGTATGATCGGACATTTCTGTCTGTTCATCTTCATGTGATCGGACAATTTTGTCCGTCCACTTCTTCGAATTTCTAACTGAGAGAATCAAACCTCTGGGAGCCCTGGTCACTCGTATGTATTCATGCTGCTCTAGGTTGTCCAACCAGCGGCTCACAGTCTTGTCATTAACCCCGAATCTCTCACCGATCTCTGACAGCTTCATAGGCTTGTTCCTTAGGACGATGCCCCAGACGGTCCCCTCCTCTTGTTTCTCGGATGTCGTGGAGCTTACGCACCAAAGGAATAGCCATATCGCGTTGCCTATGTTCTTATAATGTTCTGGCTCCAGTAATCCGGAGTACATCGGAAAAGGGTAACTGCCTTCGGGCATATAATCATCCCCTGACTAACTACTAATGATTTGACTTACATCCTTGTTTTCATATAGCACGTTCCCTCATAATCCTTTCTTTCCACTCCTTGTCTCCAAGGCATCGGCCTGGTGTTATTTCAAAGTGCCTTCGGCCCAGAACAAAGGAGACAAACTTACCTGAAGACCGTTCGTAGTACATACCGTTTAAAACCGACTGAACGTCCTCTTCGAAAATATCCAACTGAATGGGTTCATTCACGTTTTACGCCCCCTGTCGTCCCGTAGGAACACGATTGGGTATATCACTCGAACAACCGTCCATCCGGGGTATCCTCGAGCGAAATATGCCCTGGTCTCCCTCTTAAATTCCTCTGGATCGGTTTGCATTAGCTTCCAGATCCGATCGCCCATCATACTTCGCATCAAAGGTTGTTCCTCGATCATCGACCAGCCACCCGGACGAGCTTGCCTGTTGTCTCTTGGATCTCTCGCTTGAACCGTTCCTCGTCGCTATTTCCATCTGATAGGTGCAACAGCCAAATCTCCTGAACTTTTCGGGTATCATTGGCTTTCAAGAAATCTTTTACATGATCCAGGCCAAAGTGCGATTTCAGCAGCCGTTTCATTTGCGCTGGGTGGAGGCGGCCGGTTGCCACCCGTTCCTTTACAATGTCCATCGAATAATTGCATTCCACCATGATGTGGGTCAGATCTCGGAAACGGTGCCGGCAGTAGAAGGTGTCCGTAAGAAATACCAATTTGTCGCCGGCTGTATTAGCCAGAAGGAACCCTAGTGGTTCCTCCACGTCATGCTGGATATCAAAGGGTAAGATGTTCCAAGTCCCAATCTGGAGATCCGTCATGGCCTTGATCACCTTTAGTCGATGCCCTGATAACCCTCTGGCGTCCGCCGTTCCTTGACTGGTGTACACGTTAATTCCGGCCTTCATGATGTCCTTGGCAGCCTTGCTATGATCCAGGTGTTCATGGGTGATCAAGCAGCCCGCAATCTCTGACATTCGAAACTTCAAAGCCCGTTGCAGTGACTTGAAAGGAAATCCGGCCTCCAGTAGGAGAGCCGTTTTCCCATCGCTAATCCGGTAGGCATTACCCGCGCTGCTGGAGCCTAGACAGTGAATATCGATCACCAAGACTCAGGGCCGCTGCCAGCCGTCTCCATAGGTGGTACATCACCTGAGAAATCTTCAAAGTCCATCGCTTGTTGATCTCCAGGATCCGGCTTGGATTTAGTACCACTACCTGAAGAAGTTTCCTTTTTGGTTTGGGTCGGCTCAGGTTCCGAATCTGTGTCAATCGGTGGAGTGATGTCAATGACTTCGCCATTTGCATTGGCAGCTATCTCTGCTTCAACTTCTGCTTCAGCAAGAACCTCGTCCTGACGTTGAAAGTGTTTCATGACCAGGCTGCCATCATCAGAAGTGTTCATATAAGCTTTACAGGCACGATTGATAACAGTTCGTTTTGCCATCTCTCCAGGAAACTCATTATGGGTGCTGTTTTCCTTGTCCGGATTCTGTTTTGATTTCTTCCAGGCTTGACGGATCTCTTTCATCGTCATCACCTCGGTGTATTCACGGCCATCCGGCCAGTAAATTGTGCAGTAGGCCCCAGCAATCTTGTCATCATCCATGTTGGAAAAACTCGGCTTATGCTTTGTGATTTTTTTACGGCCACGAACAATTTCAAATTCGAATTCGTCACCATCATAAATAATTTGCGCATCGATTTCTTCTGCCCCAGTTACTCGTTTGGTCACGGCCATCGTGCCAAAGTAGCTGCGCTGAAAGGTTAAATTCTTGCCATATACAATGAAATAGCCTTGTTTCTTGGCTGGATTCAGACCCTGCACAACCATGTCCAATAGGGCATTGGCGATGCTGTCTCGGCTGCAAACTTCCAAAGCCGGTTTATAGTCCTTGGTCTGTACTGATTGAAGAAGGAGCCACGCTGATTTCATAGCGTTCTCTGGACTGTAGCTTGCGGGGAAGTGAATCTCCCCGCGCTCTTGAAATTGCCGAACCTTATCTGCTACTACATCAACTGTGTCGCGCTTTACGAGCGCCAATTGTTGCGTACTCATTTAGATCGCCTCCTAAGATTAATCGTAATATGATCTGTTACAGTGGGGGCAGCCAGTCACCAATTCAGAACCGGCCTTTTCGACTGTGATTCCAGAGGTATATGTGCCACCATTCCATCCGGAATACTCATGTGGTTCATAGATGTTCTTCCTACAACTCCAGCAGTTACCGGATTGGGGAGCAAAGTGAGGGGCTTCGTTCTCCTCACAATATTTTTTCTGAGCTTGAATGCTCTTGATGATGTCATACATTCAAATCGCCTCCTGCATGTTTTTATGAGCTACGACGCGCAGCTTCTTGTCCGCTTCCGAAACAACCAGTCGAATTATCTGAGCGTCTGTGTCGATCAGTTGGGTTACCGATTCGGCGTTATCGATAAAGATCGGTGCCGAGAATCCGTAGTGTTCGCTGAGAGTGTTAATGATGTCCAGTCCTACATTGATCCGGGCGGCATTGTTCAGGCCGCCATCGTACGGCACCCCATCGAAAAGTGTCGTACAGACGTCATTCAGGCCGCCATTTAGTTGTTCCTCGAAAAGACGGAACCGTGCGTACTTGAATTTGTTGTTAATCCTGGACTCGAGCGCGGATACTTTGGTCCGTGTGAACTCTTCCGTAAGGAACAACTCGTGTTCCAGGCGCTCATACTCGGCGGCCAGCTCGCGTTCCTGCTCAGACAACTCAGCGATCCTTTGTTCTATCTTCTGAACCTGTGCGAACTTTTGCTTGTCGGCCTCCAATTCATCAACTTGCTGGCGAAGCACACGAATTTCAGATTGCACCTTGGAAACAGCATCGGCACTTGATGAGCGAAGCTGCTCGATCTCGGCTCGTACTGCCTCAGCTTCTTGAAGTTTTACCTGGTACTCAGGATCATCTAACGGGTTAGCAATCGACATCTGAAGCTCGGTGAGTTTGACGTTGGCCGCCGAGACTTCGGACTGCTTTGCAGCCAATTCCTCATCCAGTGAGAACTGCTTATCCGCAAGATCTTTCCAGGCTTCATTCAGCTTCCTAGATTCTGCAGCAGCAGCTTTGCCATCAGCAGAGATTTGATCAAGCCGGCGCGACTTGTTAAGGTTGAAATCGGCTAGCGCCTTGTCTTGGGCAGCCTGGACCTGATCCTCAGGAAGAGCTTGTCCGCATGCAGGGCAATTAGGGCCGTGATCATGATCATGGATCGGAAACTCAAGAGAATTCGCAGCATCCCACTCTTCCATAAGCCGCTTAATCTGGCTCTCGGACCGTGCTGCTTGTCGCTTGTACTGTTCAATCTCACGTTGGCCAGCAGAAATTCGCGTCTGTAGATCCGATGCTTCGCCGCGCAGTTGCATTAACCGCTCTCGTTGTTCATTAACAGCCTGCAAACCTCCAGCCTGGACACGTTGCTTGATGTCTGTCAGCTCAGCGTTGATTTCGCGCAAGCGAACCTCCTTTAAGGACAATTCTCCACCTGATTGGATCCGCTGAAGCTCGGCTACCTTGAAGTCGATTCTACTGCGCAGCGTGTCGATGTCATCCTGCAGAAGTTCGGCGTCCAAATCGGAAACGTCCGGCATGTCTCGGTGTTTTTCATCAATCCGGGTAGGGATCAGGTTTATTTCTTTTTTGATCTCAGCAAGTTGTGCTTTTATGGTCTGTTTATGTTTTTCGATGCTACGATCCTCCAGGACAGCAGCTAATGGGGTAAGGTCGGGATTGCTGGCGATAATTTCGGCATTCGTCATATCTCCGCAAACATCAAGTAATATTTTGCGGCGAGCTTCAGGCTTCAGCTCCTCGTTGAACTGAGTTGGACTGGTCAGGAGTTTGAAAATATCCTCATTGATCAAGGCAGCAACCTCAGACTTGTACTCATTTTCTTTGACTGGAACACCGTCGACGAAATATTTGTGTGTATGACCGTCAAATACAGATGTAGCCGAGCCTCTTTTTTGGGCCCATTTTTCTAGATACACTTTCCGGAATGTCCGCCGGCGTTGATCAACAAGGAGTACCGCTTCAACCGCGTGATCCAATCCGTGCTGTACCACTTTGCCCTCCTTGTTCACTTCCTTGATCTCAAACTTTGAACGATTGCTGCTATCCTTACCAAAGAGCAGCCAGACAAAGGCATCAAATAACGTCGTTTTTCCAGTTGCGTTATCCCCAAAGGCATCTACATCACCGCCGTTGGCAAGAAGTACAAATTCACGGAATCCCTTAAAATTCCGAAGCGTCAAGCTTTCCAAGATGATTCTTTTCAAGCGATCTCCTCCTTAATGGGCGATTCAGGATATTTCATGTTTTCAAAGTGCTGCTTGATAGTGAATTCTATCTCGGCCAGTTGATCATCGTTCAAGTGAAGCTCTACTGTTCCGCTCTGAGCTCTAACTGACAGGATCGTCGGTGAATACATTCGTTTGGGTTGGACTACTACTTCCAATCGTTCACCGGTTATATCCATCGATGTTGCAATACTCATGGGTAATCACTCCCTCTTGTGTGATTCGCCCCCATCTGTTATAGTGGGGGCATCAAAATTAAATTTTGGCACCAGATGTGACCCGTACCCGCGGGTCATTTTCTGTTTTCACAGTTTCCGCAGGTCCGTCTTCCACGAACTCATGCCACTCTGCGATGATCGGGCAATTTTCAACACTGGCAATAATCTGTTCGTTCTCATCGATGACCCAGAACTCGGATATGTTGTCGTCTCCCACCTGCTTGATCTCAATGACTTCACGACCGTTCACCTCTGTTCCGACTTCAAAAATTCTTGTCGGATTGCTGACAACAGTCAGCTTTTGGATCACTTGCATGGCGTTTCCTCCCTTCATATGTACTTTTCAAGGTGGGCCGGGGGTTGGCACCACCTTGGATGCGTCAGCCGCATCTCTCGACGCCGAACAGGAGAATAGGTTAGAAAACTGTCCGAAGCCGAGAGACAGGGCCGACTGGCCTGTCATACTATTATTTTTGAATCAATCGTTCATAATGTTGTGCGAATGCATACTTGATATCTTCCGGAAGCATATCTACCGCTTCCGCGAATATCTTGTACACGGCAAATGCCTGTTCCATAGCAACAAACTTATTCACACGTTCAACCGCCTGAGAATGCTCTTCAGAGCAAGCTCGTGTATATAGTTCAGATGCTACTGCGTGATCTTTTTCTACCTGCAGGTAACGTTCAGCCAATGCTAATGCAAACTGCTGGATATCTTCTTCAGTCATCTTCTTTGAGTCAGTGGAAATAGATTCTTGCTTTCCGTGTTGATAAGCCGCCTGGATAAGTCCGGCAATTGTGCTGCTTGTCTCTTCTTCCCAACCATTCAACCATTCAAGAACACTAGTTTCTTGGTTCGTGAGCTCTCGACCGATCAGATGCTTAACCCCGATTTTATTAATCATGCCGTTTCCCCCTTGCGCTTCTGACGCTCAGCCGTTAAAATAGACGACAAGAGACTCATTAGTCGTGATCTCAACCGAGACTGCCCTGCCAGGCAGTCTTTTTTCATGCCCATTTCTTTTTCTGCGAATCTGATCATGTTGTTTAAATATGATTCAGCAGATTCTATCTTCCCAGGCAACATTACCTCTGGATTCTTCCGGATCCATTCCAAGTTATGTGAAGCGTTTCTTCCAGCTTCCCTCGCCTCAGCGACTAACTGTTCTCTCAACATTCCGGTTCCTCATTTCATATATTTTTTAGACTTCATAATTGATCGATGCTCTTTCCAAGTAGCAAGCCAAGAGAAGGAATACTCCTTACACAGCACTGCGGCCAGATGGGTCAATGCAGTGATCGCTTCGACCGTCTCCATCAGTAGACGCTGGATCTGTTTCCTCTCTGACTCATCGAGTTGATCGTTCGTCTTGCTGATGGGAGCTTGTCCAGACACCGTGAGTACCTCTTTCACTTCCTCAATGCTCTTGATCAGAACGCTTGCTCTATGTAAGTCCACATTGTTGAGCCAGGGTGCAAAAGCACCGCCGGTTACCTCCCCGGCTGCCGCAATGTAGAGCTGGCCATCATCGTAATGCGTTGCGGTGCTTTGCATGATATCGTTTGGTGGCTTACGGGATCCTTTAATGATCTTGCCAATCGTTGAATTATCAATTTTGGCCACTTTTGCAGCCTGTAATTTGGTCTGGCCTTTACGTTTGAGGACTTCCTCAAGCGCGCTGCCAAATTGTCCAATCGCCATATAAATCTGTGCTCCTTTGCCCAATTTTTGGGGTGATATTGGACAAGGGGTTGCTGTAATATTTAGTTGTGAGCAAAACCTTCCCCCTCGTCATCCCCTTCGCCGCTGGCAGCTGGTACCGCTCCGGCGGCTTTCTTCTATCCTCTTTAAATTTTCTTGTGCTTCCTTCAAAACTTTTTTTCTTTCAAGCTTTGATAGGCTTTCCGGATTTACTGCAAAATTCGGAAGTGACATATCTAATGCGATCTCAACATCTATGTTTTTCAGCAGGCTTCTTGTTACTGTTGCTGAAACGCAGCCTGTTCGAGATGAATTACGAATCCACCGGAACTTCATTATTGCCACCCTCACATAAAATTTGATTGAATCTGAGTGCTTCTGGATCGCCATTTTTCAATCTAGCCTTGAATCTATCAGCGACTTCTTTAGGTGACATAGTCACTATGTTTCCTTCGTTGATAACGATCCCACCATTCTCAGAGAGTTGGATCGCAACAGGGCCAGTAATCGGTCTTCTCTGATTTGATTCAGCAAGTAGCTTGAGAGCAGTATTTCGTTGTTGTTCATTCATAGCTGGATCGATGGAAACGATATTGATATCCAAGGGGATTGCTAAGTTTGTATCCATAGCTCCTGCCTCCTTAGAATTTAATGAGTACATAACGTGTTTTATTTGAATCCGGCCACATGCTGTGCAGAGTCCATCCTTCAGACAACAATTCGTTTACTTTTGCAAAATCATATGTTTCCTTGACTGCTGTTGCTTCTGATAGTTGGTGTTCCATCTAACCCACCTCCTTCCGTTCCGACGTTTCGGTAGACTGAGTTTCGAGTGTTTTGAATTTCAACACATCAGGGTTAAAAAAAATATCTCCTAAAGGACGAGCCAGAGTATCCGATATCTTTTTCATAGTATCTGCACTTGGGTTATATGCGCCCGTCTCAATCTGAGATAATGACGTCCTCTCGATCCCAATGAGATCGGCCAGTTCCTGCTGCGTCATCTTTAATTCCTTTCGTATTCTGGCGATATTATTCCCCAACACCTTACTCATTTGCATCACCTCGCTTGCTGTTTTGTATTTCTAAACAAATAATAAAACACTATGTTTCGAATGTCAACACATGTTTTGAAATTTAGAACAACATCATAGTAATAGGTTGTGTTTTGATATACACAACATTTAAAATTAATGAAGGTGATGCAATGTGAAAAATACCAAGAAGCTTGGTAAATTAATCAAAGAATTGAGATTGAAAAATGATTTATCCTTACGGGATCTTGAGAAAAAATCAGGAGTAAGCTATTCATTCATCAGTTCTATAGAAAATGACAGGTATTCGCCATCAAGAGATAAAGTTCTTGCACTGGCAAACTCCTTAGACGGAGCAGATGTAAATGAATTGCTTCTGTTATCAGGATTTGCCCCAGAAGATAACGTCACTAAAGAACTTGAATATACAGCTCAAGAACAAGCAGAGTTCGAGGAATTTATTAATAACCCTGAACACGGGATTTTCTTTAAAGATTATTTGAGCGCACCAGAAGAACGTCGTGAGGAAATGAGGATAATATTCAAGGCATTGATGGAAAAAGAAAAGGGGCGTAAGCCTGGACAACGACAAGGTGAATAA